CTTGCTATAAAAGCTGGTAATAAAACTGTATATCCGTTATTAGTTGCACCTACAGCAGAAAACGCATCTTGTGTTAGAACAAAAATAAATAATCAGATAAAAAGCATAGCGTATGTTCCAACATTAATATTACCAGTACTTTTATGCAGAAAAGAAGGAAGCTCATATTTAGATGCGAGTGGAATAAATTACATAAATAAATATTATCAGGGATGTTATTTTGATCGTGTATACGGCCATTATATATCATTTAATAGTTATTATGGTAACTTTACAGCTGCAATTAGTTATGATGGAAAGAACTGGACGGAAGGAAATATAGGCGGAACTACTGAATATACTACTTATAAAGTGATTAATACTAATTCAGGTGTAATTATATTTAGGTTTGAAGTAGATGTAATATCACAATACAGATCAGAATTATATATAAGAGGATATACAGTATATAAAAGTGGGAATACTTTTCAAAGGCAACGTAGATTTAGTAGACTTATAAGTACATGCGATTTTGAGGATTGGTGGAATAATTGGGATTGTGATCAATTATGGGCGACAACAAATGGAGATAATAAAGTATTATTATATTATAGAATATTTATTGAACACCCGCACGCACAATTCCAACAAGATCAACAATTATTGAGTATTGATCTAAATACTAATGTAACAACATATATAGATAACGAGCGAAAACGTGCAATATGGTATAACAAATTATTAAATAAATACTTTTACAAAACTTATGAGACAAGCTCAATTTATATTAGTTCAGATGGTATTAATTTTAATTATACAAGTACAGATTATAAAATATCTTATGGTAATTTAAATGGATATGAAGTTTTAGAAAATGGTTTATCTAATGATGGTATTAATGTAATAGCCCCATATACATACAGACCTAATATTTATGATCCTATAGAAAATAAATATATAAGAATATCTACTGGAGCTTCTGCAGAAAGTGGAAAATGGCGACCTTTTGTAGATATTTATGAAACTACTAATCTACAATCCTGGAGCAAAGTAGTAACGAAATCATATCCTACATTGCTTCAATATCAAACTACTTTAGATGAAGTAAATACAGATGGTTTTGCTGGTGTACAAGGCTTTTAATAAAAATATAGACTAAGCCTAGTATTATGTTATAATAAGTCTAGGAGTTATATTTTATGAAGAAAATCTATATTGCTTTTGTATCTTTATTCTTAGCGCTTTTAATTAGTTGTGGTAATGTTTTTGAAGAAGAGGACAAATACCAGAAGCTTACTATTGTTAATCAGACTAACTTATTTATTAAGTATTCAGTTATAGAAGGCACATCCAGCGCAACAACATCGAATGCTTTTTATGCACAGATGCACGATTATATTATTGATAGAGCCGGAATCACAATTAAGCAGCAGCTTTTAAGCCCGGCCGGACACGTCGATGATACTGGAGAATTACAGTTAGACAAACAGACTTTTGAAGTTAACAAAGGATCCTATAATTGCACACTTTTTGTATGTAAAAGTAATTCGTATACGGGTAATCCAGATGAATACATTAATAAAGCATCCTTTAATTTTTCAGGTAATACAACAGTTACTATAGCTGCAGACGGAAGTATATATTAATTAATATCTTATAATTTAAGATCCGTATTAAAAGAGGCCCTAATTACAGGGCCTTAATTTTTTTAACAAAAAAAATACTTGTTTATGATTTTATCGCTATTGCTGGCTTATACTTTTTTGTAAGGAGCTTTTATGGCTATAGATAAGGCAGTAGAAAACGAATACGGCGCGGAGTTTACTTACCATAAGATCCATGATGTAAGGATCGTAAACGATGCTAATAAAGGTATTCAAATCTTTATGACTGTATATTCATACAAGGATAAGCAGGCGCGGATTGATGGCAAACAGCCTACGATCCGGCAGTGCATTATTGATAATGCGGACTTTGCTATGACGCCGTTTTACGCGCTGCTTAAGGCGAAGTTTCCAGACTTTACTGGCGCGGATGATATGGATAACAGCTTTAAAGGCGAGCGAGAAGCTGGCCCGGTTAAGCTGATCCAGCAGACTATGAACGGAAAATTACTTAAAAAGGAGACAGAAGAAAATGGCAAGAATATCTGATCAACCATCGAAAAACACTGTAGAAAGCACAGACTTGTTTGTTATCGAAGATACAAGCCATGCAGGATGGAAGCTAACTTTTGCTAACCTCTTGGCCTCTATTACTTCACTTGCAAACCTGGCTATTACTACTTTATTTCAGGTTACCGGAGATACGCAGCTTGCAGATACAGAGATCAATGGAGACCTGGAAGTAAACGGCGATATATACCAGAACGGCCAGGCTTATGAGACCCACGCCGAAAAGGTGTATACAAAAGATGACAAGATTATCTTGCGCGATGGTGCTGTAAGTGCACTTCCTTCTGGGGAATATGCTGGCATTATTGCTAAGCATTACGATCCGGATGGCAACGATGGAGCGCTTGTTTTTGATAGATCAGGAGAGGCCCGTGTAGGAGACTACAACGAGACGGAAGTAACTGTATACTCACCGGACGGCACTAACTTTTATACAGATGCAGAAATGACTGAGGCTGCTACTATTCCTACCGGCGTTACACCTACGCTTGTTTCCGGAACAGAATATGTATACACGGCTATTGATGATGATACAGAGCCGCTGCTTACACGTGCTGAGGCATCAAACCTTGCTAACGGCGCTTATCTTAAATGGAATGCGACTGCAAAGAAGGCTGTAGCCGGGCTTACTATTCCAGATCCGGTTACAAATAACACAGTGCTTACTGCAAAGATTGCAGCAGGCGGCGCTATATCTTGTGAATGGAGCAGCGGCGGAAACGGATCCGTATCACGCTTTGCGACTATGGCTGAGGCGCAGACGGCACTTGCTATTGCTGAGGGCCAGGATGGTTACATACCGGATAACGGTATTGTTATCGTTGATGAATTAGATCCGTACATTGAAGGAGACATACAGTAATGAGTAAACAGTTTATAGTTGATAGACATACTACGCCGGGAACACCGGCGCTGGATCCAGTTGCTATTCCAAAAGTGCCAGTATATGACACGGAAGCAGACGCAGTTGCAGATTTATCGAATCTTGAAGAAAATCAGATAGGATTTACCAAAGACACGGGCAACGAGTTAGCACAACCCGTAGACGCAGTAGAAAGCGGAAACCTTCACGCAGTTACTAGTAATGCAGTAGCAGAAACAGTTAACGGAATAGATAAAAACGTAACTTTACTTTACAACTATACTTCATATGCTACCGATGAAGTTACTTTAGCACAAAGTATTGAAAACTTTAGGAGCATTGTTGTAGCAGTTGGTAATAATGAGGCAAGTCCTTCTGTGAGTGTAAAGGAATATAATTCTGAAATACTGCAAAATTATTTATTGGGAATGAACTTACACGATATTGCAGGATATAATAATGCTTATAAATTTTATATTCGTTATACATTTACATCAAAAACAAAATTCAGAATACAAGCATTTAATGGAGAATGGTCTTTTGGTTCTCTTAAAATATGGGGAGTGAAATAACACTATTTACAGTAAGGAGTGTAGAAAAATGGTATTTATAGTTAAAGTAATAGACGGAGTAAAAAAGATAATCCCCGTAACCGCAGACGCAGGTGCAGGAAATCCCGTAGGCTCATATCTTTACTTGGAAAAGAAAAGCAATCCACAGGGCTATTTATATTGTGACGGCTCAACTTTCGACGAAACAAAATATCCTTTGCTTTACGCATATCTTGGAAGTAACGTACTTCCCGATTGGCGAGAGTTTTCTGCCGTAGGAGCAGAAGAAAATACAACTTCAAGCGTAATTGCAACACACGATGTATATACACAGGGTCAGGAAAAAGACGACCAATTACAAGAACATACACATAGTGTAGATAGTACAATTAGTTATGCGACAAATGCACAAGCAGGAAATACCTTAGGAGTAAGGGAAACCTCGTCAAACACAAATACAAATGCGTCTACAATCATAAGCGGGCGAGCAGGAACAGTTACCCGTGGTAAACGTAAAGCAGTATTCATCTACATCAAGGCAACAAGCGGACTTTCAGAAAATGCACAGGACAACGTTATCAATACACTTAACGAACAGAGAAGTTACAGTACGGAAGAACACTTGACGGGGAAAAAGTGGATTGACGGAAAGCCGATTTATGAAAAAAGTTTTATATGTAGTACAAGCAATACTATATTATCTAATTCAATAGGTGGTGCGAGATATTCTTTTACGGGAACTGAAAATATAGCACAATCAATAGACACTTTGGTAGCTACAAACTTAATAAAAAATAAGAAAACTACATTTTCGATAGACGCTTATATTTCAACAAGCTCACCTATTGATGTAGTCTTATGTAATTACACAACACACGACTTAGTAACGGAAGTAAATAATACAATACTTACCCTTGAATACACCAAGACTACAGATTAACTATAATAAAACTATAATGTTTTTATAATACTGTATAAGTTACGGCGCGGCTTAGAGCTTTACAATGTTCTTATGATTACGGAAATTGTAAAGCTTGCTAAGCTGGCGCTTAGTAACGTGGACCGGCAGCAGGTTATCGCGCTGCTGGATGCAGTAAATCTTACACGCCAGGAGCGCGATATTGTGCAGCGTACTGAGCTGGAAGGCGAACGGCTGTACGATATAGCGGATGCTTATAACTTATCTATTGATAGTGTGTCGCTTATCAAGCGACAAGCTTTACGGAAAATAGGCATTTTTCTTACGCAAAAATTACAGTAAATCTACTTTTATTCTCACTTCTATTTTTAGCCTCTTAGCTTATTATTAAGCGCAAGAGGTACATAGATATGGACTATAACGCTATAGCACAGTCTTTACTTGCCGGTATGACCGGTAATAATCCTAACACAATGCAGGCGCAGGCTAAGCGATCTGTTATTACAGTTACAGGCTTAAGCGAGGCGCGGGGCTTTAATCTGCAGCCAGGTGAAAGCGTAGTATTAATAGACTCTAACGACGACGTTTTTTACATTAAAGAATGCGACGAAATCGGCAAGAGCACTACAAGAAGCTTTATGTACGAAGAAATTGAGCAGGAAGAAGTATCGGCCGGAGTAAGCAAGAAAGAGTTTGATAAACTTTCAGGCGATGTAAACGAGCTTAAAGCTATGGTAAAGGAGATTGCAGATGGCAAGCACAGCGCTTAAAGGTATGCGCAATAAAGGCGCAGCAGGTCCGGCAGCAGGCGGAAATAACGGCGATATTATGAGCCAGTTTATGAGCTTCAAAAAGCAGATTGAAGCAAGCGGCAAGGATCCGCAGACACTTCTTAATGAAATGCTTGCAAGTGGTAAGGTATCACCTGCTATGTTAAACAAGGCAAAAACACTGGCAGCAGTGTTTGCAAATAAATTTAAATCCGGGCGATAAAGTCCGGGAAGGAGACATTATGGAAAACGGAAGTTTTCTCGAAGGCAATGGCATCATCATTTTAATTCTCTTCTTTATTATGATGATGGGCGGCGGCTTTGGAGGCTGGGGAGCTGGCAACAATGCTGCAGTACAGGGAGCGCTTACACGTGCAGACGTAAACGACGCTATTACTTTCCAGAATATCGGAAATGGAATCGGTAATCTGGCGAATAGTGTGAACGTAGGTTTTGCAGGTGTACAGAACAGCCTGGGAAATCTTGCGGGCGAAATGGCATCTACATGTTGTGACATTAAAGCAACAATCCTTGCAGACGGCCAGCTTACAAGACAGCTTATCCAGGATCAGACTATTCAGGCATTGCGCGACAAGATCAGCGATAAGGATAAAGAGATCCTTGTAGCTCAGCTTGCAGCATCACAGGTAGCTCAGACTACTCAGCTTGAAAACTACATTGACACTAAGCTTGCAACACCGGCAGCGTAATCCGGGGGTAACTCATGGATAACAAGAAAATTGCCGGTATGCTTCTTAAGGTCCAGATGGATGATCTGAAAGACGCGGATATGCTTATAGGATATGCAGAAGCAGCCAAAAACGAAGGCGATACAGCTATTGCTAATGCTATGTATACACGCGCAAAAAACAGACTTAGCCAGATGAATGAATGTAAACGCACGATTGACAGTGTTATGATGCGAGCCGAACAGGAAGCAATCAGCAATGGCGAAAGCTTCAATAAGGATGGCATCTACAGCGAGCTTTACAATGACTGGATCAACAGCTGGGAAGAAAAGCTGCACGCCAGAATGATGTAGAATATATCCGGATCCTTCCTCTCAGATACGGATATTGCGGAAAGTGTAAAAACTTTCCGCTTTTTTTTTGCTTGTTTATGATTTTTTTTATTAACGTGTCTTACACTTAATTAAGGGATGCGAAAGTATGATGTAACGGGTAGCTTTCCGGCGCCTTAAGCAAGCGCGGGCTGTGCAGGTTCAAGTCCTGCTACTTTCAATTAAGGAAAAGCTTATGGATGATAAAAAGATTAATTACGGGCTTGCAGTAACAATACTTGTAACTGTACTAGGATGGGGCGTTACTTTTGGAGTTTGTCAGAACAAGATAGAAAACAATACGCGGGAGATCCAGCGCTTAGAGCAAAGCGCCACACGGACCGACGGATCTATGTCGCAGATAAATGCGCAGCTTGCAGGCTTAAATGCAAAGATGGACCTTCTTTTAGATGGCCGCGTAATAATCAAAAAGGACTAGGAGTTTATAAATGATACACAAGAAAATATCTGATCTTGAATTAAGTGTACAGCCGCGTTTTATGGAGGCTTACACCAAGATGAATCACAATCTTAAACTTAAAGAGCTGGGAGTTGAATCGGTTGCAATTAATGAAACATTACGCGATCTCACTACCCAGATGGCTTACTTTGTACGCGGCCGTATGGACGTAAAATATGTAAAGCAGTTTTATGCAGCTGCAGGGCTTTATGAAATCGGCGAAGTTGAGGCGCGGACCGTATGTACAAATACATTGCGCAGTAATCACATGAGTGGACGCGCTGCAGACTTTGTCCCGGTAAAAGATGGTAAATTGTGGTGGAATGCACCTAAAGAAGTATGGGAGACTATGGGCGAAGTGGGAGAAAGTTGCGGCCTTAAGTGGGGAGGCAGATGGAAGGACCTTCCAGACAGCCCGCACTTTGAAGCGTAAGGAGGAAGCAGATGGACTTCAACACAATAATTAATACCGTAAAGGACTATGTACCTATTCCGGTAATCGTTGCAGTTGCAGCTGTAATTATGCTTGTTTACGGCAGCATGTACATTGCTGGCGTAATTGAGGATGCAGTTGAAACTAAGACAGGAAAGCAGATCAAAATATTCGACCATAAAAAAATATGGCTTAGTGTATTTTGGTGTGCAGTTGTTTCAGTTGCGCTTGCGCTGGCAGGTTTTATTGCCTGGCGTGAATGCTTTTATTATGGGCTTTTAATTTTAGGAGCTTCTACTTTTTTGTATGAAGCATTCTTAAAAAAGATAGGAATAAAGAAGGAGGAAACAAATTGAAAAACCTATTTACTTATATCTGTATTGCATGCGTAATTGCGGGCGCAGCAGTAGGATATTTTTCAACTATCCCGCTTGTAGATGGGCTTGCTATTAGTGCAGCTTCTTTTGGTCTTACAGGTCTTATTGTATCAACGACAAAAAAGGCTGAAAAACTTACCTGGAAAGAATACGCTACAGTCGCTTTATTTACTGTAGCAGGCGTATGCGCATATATTGCAAATATATCGCAGGAGCTTATCGGCAAAATTGCTGCAGCAGTTGTAGGTCTTTTAGCTTTAATTTTTGGTGTAATTGTAATCAAGAAGAAGAACGATGCTTAAGAAGATCCTGGCGGCGCTTGCTGCTATCGGCGCTTTTTTTTCTGCTTTATTTTACGTGCTTATGAAGCAGGCAAAAGACGAGCAGAAAATAAAGGAAGCAGAAGTAAAAGCTGAGAAGGCCCAGAGCCGGGCCGATACTCAGGAAGCGGCGCGAAAAGCAGAAAACGCCGTAAGTAAAAAGAAGGCAGAGCTGGAGGCGGAAGATGAAAAACTTATTCAAAGAGTGCATAGTGGTGATACTCTTGATGGTTTTAACGCTGGCCTTGATCTGTTGCGCAAGCAATCAGAAAGAGGTGATAAAAGAAATACCCGTGCCGGTGGTAATGGGGCTTGAAGGCGTTTACTTTCCAGCACCACCTTATCCTAAAGATGGAGTTGTATTGCCGTTTGATAAAAACGGTAATGTAGTTAAAAGTTATAATGTAGAAATTGAAACAGTTGCCATGCCGTACTGGTATTGGAAACTTGTATTAGATTATATTACTAAAACAGAAACGGCCGTTACAGCCCTGGAGGAAGTAAACGGCCCGGAGGCAAAAAAGCCGCCCTAAATAATCGGTAATAGATTTTTAATGTTAGAATAGTTCAGGTCCGTGCATCCTTTCCCTTCCCACCCGGATGCGCGGGCCTTCTTTTTTTTGTTTACTAGCCTACAAGGTTAGTGTACAATAGAGCGCATGACGCTTAAAAAGAAACTGCAAATTATTAGATCAGATAAAGTATTGTTATCTGTTATTATGATCCATTTATTACTTGTATTTTTTCATTGTGCTTACAGCTTTTTTACAGACTACTGGCAATGTTATGTAAGGGCCGGATTTTGTTTTTTAATTGCTGCATCCACAATATTGTTTTTAAGAAAAGGCTTTGCAGTTACTATTGCTTTATATGCTTACGTGCTTTTATACTTCAATAGATTTTTTAATTATACAAGTTTTCTTTTTGTACTTTTTGCTATTTACAGTTATCCGAAAATTGAGAAGCCTGCTTTAGTTTTATATGCTATTAATCTTTTTGTATCTTTTGCTGTAAAAGAATATGCTATTATGACACTTGGAATAAATGCTCTTAACTGCATCTTGTTTTATACACTTGCTAAGTATCTTTTTGCGACAAGAGTACAGGCCGTGCTGCTGCTTACGGATGATGAGCGTATTGTGCTGGAAGAGCTTGCAGGTGGTAAGCTGCAGAAGGAAATAACTGATTTTACTGAGAACAGAGTTACACAGATTATTAAGAATGCTATGAGCCGTAACTTGTGTAAAAGCAAGGCGGAATTGCTGCAGAAGTATATTACAGAATACCCGGAAAGAAGGCAGACGCAATCCCAGGAAGAGGATGATTAATCACGCGCTAATCACCGGATAATCACGCAACAGTTTTAACTCTATCTAGCCTATAATTTAAGTATAAGAAAATTATAGGAGATAGAGAAACATGTGCAGAAGATCACCGGCTGTAGCTTATGTTTACAAGAAGATCAGCACTACAAGAAAGTCAGTGTTGTATGAAGAGCTGGAGGATAGCCCGTTAAGTGTTCGCGATTATGCTTTTATGTGCGATATAATAGCAGGGCTATGCATCCAGGAGCTTAGTGATAAATACCATAAAACACCGGCGCGTATATCACAATGGAAGCGCGAAGTTTGTGAAAAGGTCCACGCTTTTGACATTGCGATAATGTCTACGCGCTGATCTCTTTTCCGAAGGCGTATAGATACCGGTAAATAATATTTACAACAACTTGCGGCATGTTCTCACCGTAGACTTGCCGTACAAAGTTTTCTGTAGGAACAAGCGGATAATACCGATCCATGTATTTTACATATAGTCCGCTTTCGTTTATGCATAGAAGAACATCACGGCGCGAGAAGTCCGGTGCATCCGGAGCAAAGAAGGTAGTGCCCTGAAAGGTAATGCAGGCGCGGCCATCGGCGCGGCGCGGAAACTGAGCGCAAAGAATATCATTAAGATCCGCAGGTGGATCAATATAAAAGTTATCATCATCGGCAGCTTCTACAGCATAGTTTTTATTAAAAGCTTTAATGTACTGAGCTATTACTTTATTTGCTTCGTCGATAGTTTTTACATTATTTTTATAAAGCCATATAGGAAGCTGGCCTTGAATTGTACGCCACATTCTTTCTACACGGCCCTTTGCTTCTGGGGACCAGGCAAGGACCTGGTGTATATGTAACTCTTCACAAATACGTTGCCATTGTGTTCTTTTTTCATGCATTACTTCTAATTTTTCCCATTGCGCCATGTTTTTACCGCGTGGAGTAAAGCAGAATATTGCAGCGCGATCTGAGTATATCTCACGGGGAACGCCGTAAGAATTGCATGTTTGTCGCAGGACTTCCAGATAACCATAGAGGCATTCATTTTCTGTAAAGTATAAGCCGGTTATTTTACCGGTAGCATCATCAATACCGCCGGAAAGACAATAGCGCTTATCATCACCAAACTTGTAAAACCAGGCGAACGGCGTGCCATCTATCTGCAGCAGATCGCCCTCACAATCACGGCGCAGACGCGGCCGGTGTACTATTTTTTTCTTTTTGATTTTACGAGCTTCCGGAGATTTTAAGCCGTATTCATTCATAATGTTACGCAGTGTAGAAAGACCTATAGATATTCCTTCAAACTCTTTTAAGCACTTTTGAAAATAACTAAAGTTTACATCCGAATACTGGGATGAGTAGATGCAGGCAATACGCTGGCGCAGCTTTGTATCAATTTTATTTTTTGGAATATGGCCGCTATTGCCATGCTCAAAAACCTTAGTGCCGTAAATCTCATATTGTTTACGAAGGCGACAAAGATGAACTACTGAGTAACCGGTAGACTCAGAAGCCTGCTTTAAGGTGTACTTGTGATTATACAAGCCCTTAACATAAATAGGTAAAATGTCTTTATGATGCTTAATGACGGTGGTATTCATTTAGCACCTCCTTATAAAAATATTATAAAGCGACTTTTAATAATTTACATTTTAGAAAGATTATAGGATTTTTAGATAAGAATTATAAAAAAGTTGTATTTGCATATTAATTTAAACTTGACATTGTAGTCAAGTGGTGTTATTGTTAATTTAACTTGATTAAGTGATTTTGTTAAAAGCACTTAATTGGCAGAGTTAATCGGATGCACCACCTTTCCGATTCACTTTGGTGGATTAAATTGGCCGGCAACTAACAAGGTGGTAGTTAGTCCGGCCATTTTTTTTCAGGAGTGAAAAACTATGACTACTTACAATTACTTTATCGAAATGCAGGAAATGTCTTTCCGGATCTCACAGGCTTGTAAAGTTATGGGGAAGCGAGGTACACAGGATGTATATGCAGCTTGTGAACGTGGCTTTGGTGAAATGGCTAAAGAGCTTAATTGTGAAGAAGCAGCACGTGTTATCGGCCAGGATCAGCTTGATACTTATGTATGCACTAAAAACTTTTGCGAAGAGCAGGAAAAGCAGGCAGCAGATTTTATTAATACTCAGTTAGTAGAGCCGGAGCATTCAGAGAAAGAAAAGAAAGAATATGCTTCATGGGTAGAAATGCTGGATGATAACCAGGATGCAGATGCCATTATGGAAAGAGCCATAAAGGAGATCTAAAGCCATGCCATCACATAAACGAGGGGAATAAAACGGAGATTGTGAGTGGTGGGAGACTTGCAGCAATGGTATCAGCAGGAGTTTAATTTTGACTTTTCGATACCAAAAAAGAAAAAGAAAAAAGTAGACTACAAGCTGATTATATCAGAATTAAAAAAAGGTCCACTTACATTTTCTCAGATACAGGCGCTTGCTGGTGTAAGCCGCGCCGGAGTATCACAAGTCATCACTACACTATCACTTCACTATCCATTATATGAAGCAGCACGTGGAATCTACAAACTATACGGCGACGATGACTACGGCGACGGGATCAACCACGATGCGCTTAAGGAATACGGGTATGAATGAAAAGCTAAGAAAAAGAAAACCTAAGGTAACCTGCAGTATTCCAAATGCAGTTATAGCTGCACTGGGAGAAGAACTTAAAAAAAAGTTTATGAGTTATAACGAAGTTATGACTTTTGTAAAAAATGGCAGCAATAAGCGTATAGAGATAGAGCTTATTATGTGCATTATGGAGTCGCGCGGCTATCTGATTGCAGAAGAAAAGCGCCGGACTAGGTATGGTTATAAGACATTTTACAGGGTTATGACAAAAGAATACTACGATCAAATTGCGGAGGAACACAGAGAAAATGCTAAGAGACGTTTACTGGCGGCAGTATCCTATTGATCTGCTGAGCGACGATAAAATGACTTATATTGAGTCATTTATGCCGGAAGAATATAAATACGCGCCATATATGTTTTATATCACAGCACTTAAGCTTGCTGATGATAACGGCATATTTGATCTTGAAGATGGCATCATATTTGCGCGATTAATGCGCGTAAAGAGCCGCGCCCTGGTATTCCAGATTGCTAACCTTATGAGGCAGCATAAGATTTTATATAGACTTAGTGATGATACTACTCTTATGCAGATTGCAGACTGGACTTATTCTGATAAGAAGGCCCGCACTGCAGAAGAGCGACGACGTATTGTAGCTGATAAAATTGCCAAAGAGCGAGCGAAGAAGGCAGCTTACAGCCAGGAAGATTTTACTACAGATGGATGCGCGGGGAAATGTAACGACATTCCGCAGTCCGAAGAGCCGGCGGGGAAATGTAACGCCATTCCGCAGACAGCTGCAGCAGGATCAACCGCGCCGGAGGCCGCCGCAGCCGCGCCGCGCCAGGCTTTCTTATGCCCTGATGACGACAAAAATGCAAAAAATGTCGGCAACATACAGACAGACAATACAGACAGTACATTACAGGAGAGACAAACAGCACACACACACACAGACACACAGCAAGCCGGCGCCGCAGGAGCTTTTATTAGTCCTGCTATGCCGGCTTGCCAAACAAAAACGGCAGTGGCCGAACAAAAAACTACACAGATACAAAAACCTACAGAAATGCAAACACCTAACGACGCTAATAGCAGTGGGATAACTGCATCCTTAGCAGAAGAGGCGTTGCAGGCAGCACAAGGAAATGTTGAAGAGAATGCAGACACGGCGCTTTTTGCTTATCTGGAGGACTTTTTTGTTAAGAATTGTTTAGGCTTTGACAAGAAAAAGGCTGCTTATTCTCTTAATCAGTTATGCGAGAAGATAAAAAGCGTGAGTGATGAAGTGAATCCGCCGGTAGAAGTGGCTGGAGTGTTGTGCAGTGAGTTTAAGAAAATGTGCGACGGCCAGCGCAGTGAATACTGGAAGGGCCAGGCTTTACTTCCTGCTTACATGATTAAGACAAGATGCTGGATGGAGCTGATGCAGTATGCAGGGAAAATCCTTGCAACGAACACTACAAGCAACAAGTTTACTGAAAGCTGGGAAAAGACTGTAGCAGAATACGAAGCCGAAAAAGATCAAATTAGTGTCGAGGTGAGAAAGGAATACTTAAAATATAACATAGATCCGGATGCACCGGATGCTAATATGCAGCTTCTTAAGGCTAAGAGCATTGAGCAGGAAGAATTGCGCAAGGCTAAAGAAGTTGAGGAAGAGGCTGCAGCTGCAGAAAAATCTGAGCAGGGCTTTGATATTTTTTAAGTAAGGCGGACTTGTAATGCTGGAAGTAGACGAAAGCAATGGAAAATGGGATAGCGGACTAAAACACAAGGAAAGGCTTTTTGTGCTGCATTATTGCACTGATGACCTTACCTTCTTAAACGCTACCGCCAGCTATAAAAGCGTTTACAAGGACCGTGATAAGGTTACCGGAAAGGTAACAGAGCGTAGTGATGATGTATGCGCTGCAGCTGCATCCAGATTGCTGAGTAAGGATTATATCAAAGTTGCAGTATCTAAGCTGCTTACGGAAACGCAGGCGGACCTGGATGAAAAGAACGGATATAAGCTTTTAAGGGATCTGATGCTGCTTGCTTCATACAATCCGGCTGAGATTATCGACAAGAGAGGCCGGCTTAAGGTTAAGAGCATTGAAGAGCTGGGAGAATATGCAAAGTGTATAAGCCAGATTGAAGTTACACCGAACGGCGTAAAGGTTACACTTGCAGACCGTGCTAAGTATATTCAGATGTTCTTAAAGTATCTGAATCTTATACGGCCGGAAGTTTTGGTTGCGGAACAGCTTAAGGTTGTGGCAATGGTTGAAAAGGATAACAGCATAGAGGCTTGGAACAGCCGCGCAGGAGGCTTAATTGAATCTGATGCAGGAACGCAGTGAGATTATGCACGGGCTTTTATTCTTTTGGAGCTGTAAAGTATGCCGCAGGCTTGGCTGGGATAAAGAAAATGGTTGCCCGGAAAACAATAGCGAGTGCAGCTTATTTGTGTACAACAAGCTGGGCCAGCACTTTGTAGCTATTTCAGATGCAAAGAAGAAGGCGAAGAAATGAGTTATGACGTGTACTGGAAGCCACAGCCTAAGCAGGAGCTTGCTTTACGTTGCCCGGCTACTGAGTTGTTTTACGGCGGCGCGGCAGGTGGTGGTAAATCGGACTTCTTACTTGCAGACTTTTTGCAGGGAGCTGAGAAATACGGCCGGCACTGGAAAGGTATTTTGTTTCGTAAAACTACAAGCGAGCTTGAAGAACTGCAGGCGCGGGCTGTAGAGCTATTCGCACCACAGGGAGCGCGTTATTGCGGAACGGGAACAAAAGACGGCAGCAACATGTGGAAGTTTCCAAACGGCGCAACACTTAAGATGCGCTATCTGGAAAACGAGAAGGACGTAGGACACTATCAGGGCCATCAATACACGTGGATCGGTATAGATGAGCTTGGTAACTATCCTAGCCCGTACTGCTGGACCTACATGAAGTCACGCTTGCGAAGTGTTTACGGCGTGCCGTGTTATATACGCGGAACGGCAAACCCAGGAGGCGTAGGACATGGATGGATTAAGCAGCGTTTTATGGACGGACACGTGCCTAACAAGATCTTTTATATAGAGACTGAGCTTAGCGGCGGAAAAGTAAGCCGTGATACAGCTTGCTTTATTCCTTCTAGCTTGGAAGATAACAAGATCTTGATGGAAAACGATCCGGCTTATGAAGCTAGGCTTATGAGTTTACCGACGCACTTGGCGCGGGCTTTGCGCTTTGGTGACTGGAATGTATTTGAGGGACAAGTTTTGGATAGCTTTAGAACTGATAAACATGTATGTAAGCCGTTTATTTTGGAACAGGGTAAATGGTTTAAGTTTTGTACTATGGACTGGGGATGGAGTAAACCTTATTCTATTGGCTTTTATGCTGTAAACAGTTTAGGACAAGTTATTAGATATAGAGAACTATATGGTTGCCAGCCTGGAGAGTATAACGTAGGACTTAAAAAGAGTGCTAAGGCACTTGCAGAAGAAGCATGGAGTTATGCAGTCACAGATGGTATTAAAGATATGGTTGCGGATCCTGCAATATGGACGGATGAAAAGATTGAGGATGAATCTAAGAGTATAGCGCAGGTTTTTACTGATGTAGGTTTTAATATGATTAAGGCTAACAATGACCGTGTTAATGGACTAGTAATGGTAGATCAATATTTTAAGATGGAAATACAGATTGGTGAAAAAGACGGAAAGCCAGTTATGGCACCTATGTTTATGGTATTCAATACTTGCACAGGCTTTATAAGGACTATTCCACTTCTTACACCTAATCCGAATCATCCAGAAGATATTGATACTAAGCTTGAAGATCACCCATACGACGATCATAGGTACGGAATAATGAGCGACTTTGTTATGCACCCTACTACGTATATGAGAAAGATCAACGGCAGCTGGAGACAGGCAAGACAGACTAAGGAGTGGGATCCGTTTTAATTATGATTGAACTATACAATGGCGACGCATACAAGCTTATAAAAGATATTCCAGATAACTCTATTGATTTAATTGTTACGGATCCGCCGTATTTAATTGAACATACGGACGGTGGAGAAAACACCAGATTCGCAAAAAGCTTTAGAAATATGAATAAACAGCTTGAAGCAGGTTTTTTAACAATGGGAATTAAAAACGATATTTTAGAAGAGTTTGTACGAGTTATGAAGAAAATTAATATTTATATATGGTGTAATCACAAACAGATACCACAATATTTAGATTATTTTGTTACTAAGCATAACTGCAATTTTGATATTTTAATTTGGAACAAAAGCAATGCAGTGCCTACTTATAGTAATAAATATTTAACTGATAAAGAATATTGTTTGTATTTTAGAAAAAAAGGTTATTGCAGACCAGCAAGTTATGAAGCTGCAAAAACTGTATTTTATCAGCCTATTAATGCTCAGGACAAGAAACTATATGAGCATCCGACAATTAAGCCGCTTAATATCATTGAAACGCTTGTAGAAAACTCTTCTACTGCAGGCCAGACAATATTAGATCCATTTATGGGAAGCGGCACTACTGGAGTAGCTTGTAAGATCCATTCACGCAATTTTATTGGTATTGAATTGGATAAGCATTTTTACGAGATAAGCCAGCAGCGAATAAATGGGACAGCTGAGAATATTTTTGATAAGTATTACCAGCCGGAATTGTTTGAATGTGTTTAAGGAGATAAAAGAAAAATGAAAAAAACAGAACGTACAAAACTTATAGATACACTTGATGTATGGGTAAAAGAATGCGAAACATTTTATGAAGCATTTAAGAAGGATTTTTCAAAAAGACCAGACGCAGTTGAAGAATTGATTTACAGATGTTTGCAAGTTGTGGCTATATCTGAATATTTGTTTTCAGCACAGTTTATCAGCACAGAAAAATATCTTGAAGTAACAGATAGACTTGAAAAAATCGGAGTAACAAAAAGCCAAAGAAATTATTTTGTGGAAAAAATTAATAAAAGAAAATAAGGAGATATAAAACTATGGAAAACTTTAGAAGAAGCCCAGCATGGGAGAAAATGGCCGCAGAGCTGATTGAAAACGACGAATTGTTAGTTATTCAGAATGCAATGCAGGTAAAAGTGGTATGTGTATTATCTGAGACTATGAAGAAAGATGCACGTAAATTGCCTATTTATGCGGAAGCTGAGAAGATACCACCTAAATATAAGTGGGCTACAGACGCAGATGCAATGATTACAATTTATGAAAACAACATGACTACTTTCAATGAAAAGAAAAGGCAAATTGCTTTATTACGCGAGCTGCTTAAGATCACTGTTGATGAAGATACAGGAGACCGTAAAGTATTAATCGGAGATTATGACTTGCAGGACTTCCGTTGTGTAGTAAACAGATACGGTACAGACTGGGACCAGGAGCCGACTTTATTTGATAAAGTGGAGGAATAACTATATGGGAAACATCAATAAAGTAATTATTGAGGGAAATCTTACTAAGTCCGCTGAGCTGGGACACTGGACCAATGGTACAGCATATTGCAGATTTACTATTGCTAATAATGAATCTTACAAAGATGATGCAGGTAACTGGGTAGATATTCCTTCTTTTTTTGATTGTGTTATGAAAGGAAACTATGCAGAAGCTATGCACAAACACCTGCTTAAAGGCCGGCACGTTACTGTAGAGGGCCGATTGAAGCAGAATAAATGGAAGGATGAAAACGGCATAAATAAGTTTGCAGTTATCATTAAAGTTGATGAGTTATCACTTGCACCGGGAAGCTTCCAGGCAAAGGAACAGGGCGCGGATGCAAATTACAGCGGCGCGGCTGATTATCAGCAGAGCGCACCGGTTTCAGAAGAAAACTACAGCAGCCAGGATTTTAATATACCGGATGAAATACCGTTTTAAGTTGTAAAAAGTCATATTTTACGTGGAAGAATAAAGTATGGTAGAAATTAAACAAATAAATGGCCCGGAAAGCATCTTACTATATGATAAAAACGATCTTGTGGATGCTATAGCTTACGCGCTTTATTATTCAGCAAATCCAGATAGTAAAATGTGCATTCCAAATTGTGCATATTTTAAGGCAGAAACAATGCTAAAAAAATGGGAGGAAGAAAAAAATGATAGCAGAAAAAGCAATTAAGAGTATTGAGCAGGCTGTAGCTTATGAGCTGCAGAATATTGTGAAAAAGTATGGCCCTACTTATGCAAGTGAGCATGAGGCCTATGCAGTATTAAAGGAAGAAATAGAAGAAGCTGCAGAAGATATGGAACAGATAAATAGAGATCTTGCATATTTATGGGCTTTAATCAAAAACAATCATATTAAAAATGGTGGTGGGACAATATCAGAAGCCTTAGATTATGCAAGAATGCTGGCACAGGAGGCCGTACAGGTTGCAGCTGTATGTGAGCGTTTCCTGGAAACAATTAAATAGTTATATTGCCCGGCGTTGCCGGTGAATATAAAACACTACGTCGTAGTGTTAATTATCTTAAGGGCTACGGCCCGATATTAGGAACTGCTAGGGAGCAGGTAAAAGTCCCTACCTCTTAAAGTTTAAATTATTATGTTTTTGCCGGTAGAGACTGCTAACTTTACCGGCATCTTTTTTGTATTGCGCTTTTATAAAAAGCAATGCTATAATATGGCCCATGAATAATATTAATTTAGAAATACTTAAACAGGTTGAAGAACGGGAAAGGATCCAGCGGATCAAGAATCTCACACGGGCTTGTAAAGATAAACTTTACGAGATAGCTGCAAGAAAATAGAAAGTAAATTAATAGGCTGCTTTGTATAAAGCAGCTTTTTTTTTGCTTGTTTATGTCAGATTAATATTGACTAATGTATTCTTTATCTTATGGAAGATAAAGAAGAACTGATTAAATCTATAGAAACACGCTGGCAGCAGTTGAAGGATAACCGCGCTAAGTTTGAAGCAAATTGGACCGAAGCGCAGACTTATGCTGATAACGTTGTAATGAACTGGGGAAAGCCTGGTGAAGTCCCTAGCCGGCCTAAGCGTTTTACTTCTAAGCCATTCCAATATAATAAAACTCTTGTAGCCGGAATCTTAGGTTATGCTGTAAGCCCTTCCCTGGTATGGTTTAAGCTTGGTATGGAAAATACTGAACTGCTTAAAGAATACGGCGTAAAAGACTGGCTTGAACAGTGTGAAAGTGAATTACTTGCTATGTTTAATAGAAGTAATTTTTACAGGGAAATGAATCCGACTGTAAAAGATGCGACTTGTCCGGGCCACGGTGTAATCTTTATTGAAGAAGATATTGAAAATGCACGTTTACGCTATACTCACTTCCCTATAAATGAGTTATTCCTGGATGTAAATGCTTACGGCGAGATTGATACCTGCTTTAGATGGTATGCAGATACATTGCGCAATATCGTAGACTTTTTTGGAGAAGAAAACGTAAGCGAAGAAATGCGCCGCCAGATTAAAGAGCCGTCGCACTGGAATGACTCACACGAAATCTTAATGTGTGTATATCCGCGAGAAAATTATAATCCGGAGTTTAAAAATGCTAAGAATATGCCTTATGCCTGCATCTATATGGACCTTAAAGAGCGCCATATTCTTAAGGAATCCGGCTACAGAGAGTTTCCGTTTGCTGTATTCGAGTGGGATCGTTATCCTGGCTTTGCTTATGGATCCAGCCCGGCCCAGGATGCACTTCCTGATATTAAGGCATTAAACATTATTAAGAAATCAAGCTTACAGATTGCGCAGACTTCTGCAGAGCCGCCTATGATGGCTTCCCAGGAAATGCACGATATAGACTTAAGCCCACGCGGAATTACTTATTTACCTACCAAAGATAGCCGCTTAGAGCCGGTCCGCACTGGTGAAAATTATCCTATTACGCTGCAGGAGCTTGCTAACTATGAGCAGGCTGTAAAAGACTGGTTTTACGTTGATTACTTTTTGGCGCTGCAGGAAAAACAGGGCCAGATGACAGCTACAGAAGTTATGGAGCTGCAGGGAGAAAAGGCCGCGACCTTATCTACTTTTATTGTTTCATTGAATGAGTTTTTATCTAACATCATTCAAAGAAGCTTTAACCTTCTTATGCGGGCACAGATGTTACCGCCGCCACCTGAATCGCTTATTAATCAGCAGGCTATTATTAAAATAGACTTCACAGGACCGCTTGCACAGAATCAAAAGAAATACCATCAAATGGGCGGCACAGTACAGGCCCTTAATGCTGTAGGACCTATTATGCAGATGTTCCCTAATGCTGGCGACTTCCTGGACGGCGACGAGCTTATGAAGAGCACTATGGAAGGTATGGGAATGCCGCAGAACATTATCCGTGAAGATGATGATGTAAAGAAGATCCGTGAGGACCGTGTTAAGGCTGAACAGCAGGCAGCTGCACAGCAGCAGCAGATGGCAATGGCCCAGACGCTTATGCAGAACGCTAACAAAATGGGCGAAGCACCACAGGAAGGCAGCATGATGAACGAAATAAACAAAAAGCTTGCAGGTGGTATGAATGGCATCTGATAACGGATATGACAAAATAATGGGCGCACTGGATGGAGACTCAGAGCAGGAAGCAATCATTGAACGTGATAAGCGTATGAGTGAATGCTTCCGGCGCGTATTTTCTACAGATGAAGGCCGGCTTGTACTGCATCAAATATTGGTAGATCTTAAATTTTATGAGACTGAAAATGTTACGGAAACAAGCGTAGCATTAAATAATTTTGCAAAGTTTATGATTTTTAAAAGACTTAAGTGTGATAATTACAAGCAGATAACAAGTGCAATATTTGATTGCAACAAACACTAATTAAAGGAGATTAACTATGGGTTTTGGATTGGCTATTGTGGCACTTAAAAGAGGTGAATGTGTCGCACGTAAAGGCTGGAAAGGAAAAGGAATGTTTTTGACTTTGCAGCAGGGATCTACTGTAGATGGTGAAAACATGAGAAATGAAGGGGCCAAAAAGTTTTATGAAGATGCAAAATGTAATATTGCACCTCATATTGATATGAAAGCAGCAGATCATACTTACGTTGTAGGATGGCTTGCAAGTCAGACTGATATGCTTGCTGAGGACTGGGAAATTGTACATCCTATTCCATTTAAGGAACTTGAAATTACAAGATAACAAGAAATAAGGGAGGAAACGAATGCCAACACCAAACGAGGCACAAACTTCACAGACAGCTGGAGAGACAGCAAACGATATTAGTAACATTATGGGCGGAATGTCAGACAGCGCCAAACCTGAGAATAAACCTAACGGAAACGAAGGGGATGCGGGCCAGGGAAAAAGCGATAATGACAACGGAAAAGGCAGCGAGGTACAGCATCCTGCATGGATGAATCAGATCAATAGCGAGCTGATTAAGGATGCTGAGAAGGCCGGAAAACTTTCTAAGTTTGAAAAGCTTTCAGATCTTGCCAGCGCTTATCTTGAAGCTGAGGGAAAACTGGGTAGTAGCATTGTGAAACCTGGAGAAAACGCCAGCGAAGAAGAGCGCAAGGCTTTCTACAAAGCGCTTGGAGTGCCGGACGCGGCAGACAAGTACAGCATCGAAGGCGAGGACGCTAAGATGTTCCGGGAAATGGCCTATAAAAATAATCTTACTGATGAGCAGGCAAAGGCTTTTTATAAGTCACTGCAGGAAGTAGGAAATAATGCACTTGCTGCTCAGAAGGCCGCTTTTGCACAGCAGGCACAGGACACACAGGCAGCGCTCCAGAAAGAGTATGGCAAAGACTATCCTACAAAGATAGAAATGCTTAAACGTGGTGTAGCTACCTATGGTGGTGAAAAAATGGGCGCTAAGTTACAGCAGGCAGGACTACTTGGAGACTACGACGTAGTTAAAATGTTTATCCTGCTTGGAGAACAGAGCGCAGAGGCAGGATCACCGGGAAATACTAAGGGAAAAGCCCAGGGCTATAAGTCTATTGCCGAAGGCGGAACTCTTGATTTTGGTGATGTATTCAAGAAGAAATAGGAGAAACTGAAATATGGCTGTTTTGAGTTTAACAGACCAGCTTACTTCACTTGAAGTAGCAAAAAGAACACAGGGGATTTCAGAAGATTCCCGCAGAATTATCGAAGAGCTTGTACAGTACAATGAGCTTCTTATTGATGCTCCACTTGTAGAAGCAAATGAAGGAACAGTACACAGTACACTTGTACGTACTGCAATTCCTCATGGTGAACACAGAGGATATAACGAAGGCGTAGGAAAGTCATCAAGCCAGACTAAGACAATCAAAGATGTTATTTCCAACATCGAGATTTACAGCCAGGTTGATAAGCAGCTTGTAGATGAGTCAGCTCATCCGGAAGCTGTAATGATGAGTGAACAGGTTGCATTCATTGAAGGACTTAGCCAGGATATGGCTGATGATCTCATGTATGGTAATCACGACGCAGACCCACGCTACACTAACGGCTTTGCACACCGTTATAACAGCTTGTCTCAGGCAAAGAATGTTATATCTCTTGGTGGTACAGGTAACGCACTTACCTCTATTTACCTCATTAAATGGGCTACAGACAAGGCACACCTTATCTACCCTAAAGGAAGCAAGAACGCCGGCGTAGATTACAAGTTCCTTGGAGAGCAGACTGTAAAGGATGCTTCCGGCGGAGAATACCAGGCATACCGCGGACACTACCGTGTTGCACGTGGACTTGCTGTACGCAATTCTATGTCAGTTATCCGCTTGTGTAACATTGATGTTACTGCAAACGGCATCGGCGACAAGATTGCAGAATATGTTGTAAAGAACATGGGTAAACTTGCCCGTGGTGGTGGTACAGTTTCTATCGCTTGTAACGCAGAAGTTAAAGGCATCTTGAACTGGGCTGCAAACCAGAAGGTAAATGTACTCTATCCATCGGAAGATCCATGGGGTAACAGTGTTCTTAAAATCGGTGAAGGCCGCATCCGTGAATGCCCTTCGATCCTTCTTACTGAATCTGCTGTATCGTAAGCGGAAAAGTAAACAATGCCCGGTGTATGCCGGGTAATCTTAATTGTGAGGTTATGAAATATGCTTATTTCACGTTTTGATGCCAAGCTTAACCTTGGTGAGTCAGGAGCTTTTGGAGCTGCAGGCACAGTTGCAAGTGCAAACGTTTTGCAGATGGATAAGGCTGATCCTGGAAGAATGTTTGTAGACTTCCACGTTACTGTTGCTGCAGCTGGTGGTACAAATGCTACTTTTGTTATCCAGGGAAGTAACGATAACTCTAACTGGGCTACCGTTGCACAGAGTGCTGCTATTGCTACAGCATCGCTTACAAAGGATGCGCATTTTAATGTAGGTATTCCACAGGGATTTAACTACAAATACTTGCGCACTGCAGCAGTAACTACCGGTACACACACAGCCGGAAAGTTTGACAGCACAATCGACGTTTACCAGGGAGTGTAAAAGCTTATGGCAGATGAGAATATGCTTAATGCTGGCGCTAATCAGGGCCAGAAAAAGGACACTGTAAAGTATGAAGTTACAGTAACATGCTGGTGGAATGAAAGACTTTATCGTGAAGGTGATGATGTAGAACTTGCTTCTAATGTTACCCCACCTAAAGATTATTTCAAGAAGCTGTAGTTTAAGAGGCACGGTACTTTATAGTGCCGTGCCTTATTTTGTTTATGGTGGTAAGGTTATGAATATAGATAGAAACTTAGTTGCGAGAGCTTTTATTAAGGCCGGAGAAGAGCCTATTACTGAGGCAGAATGGAGCGACGCTGAAAGCAGCCGTGTACGTATTGTCAAAGAGTGTTATCTTGCAACAATTTTGGAATCACTTTCCTCTTATGACTGGACCAGCCAGAAGAAACGCGCAAGACTTACGCCGCTGGATCCGGAAAATACTGATGATGAAGAAATTGAAGAAAACCTTACAGGCTATGCTTATATGTTTCCGCTTCCTATGGATTGCGCTAAGGTTATTGCCGTTGATGATGGCCAGCCTTATATTGTGGAAGGCGGCTTTTTATTTTGCGATGTTGAAAACATCGTTATTCTTTATGTACGTAATTATTTTACCGGCGTATATAAATATAAAGATGAATACAAAGAGGTTGAGGATCCGAAGCCAGAGGATATAGATCTTTACTATATTTTGAATGACGAAGGCGAGTATGAAAAGGCAGAAAGCTATGTTATGGGCACTACCTACTACACTAAAGAGCAGGTAATTGTAGAAGAAGATTACAATTTTTACGGCCAGCCGGTCCTGGATCCGGAACTTAGTGCCTATATCGAGTGTAAGCTTGCGGCAAGCATTGCGCTTAAGCTTACAGGCGGCACTGATAAATACCAGATGCTTTATAACGAGGCACGGCTTATTGCAGATGGCGCTATGAAGCGAAGTGCTGAACAGGCAAAGAATAAGCATAAAGGCAATAAGTGGTGGACGGACCAGCTGGGACTTACTAACGGAGGCGAGGCATGCTTATAACTAACTTTGCATCCGGAGAACTTAGCCAGAACTTAAACGGCCGCGTTGATATACAGCAGTATTATCAGGGAGCCGCTACTATCCGTAACTTTGAAATTATTTCTACTGGAGGCATTAAACGCCGTGTAGGAACACAGCGGGTAGCTGAACTTTCCGGAAATAACCGCATTATTCCATTTATTGTTAACAAGGATTATGTTTATATTCTGGAGATAGGCCTTAATCCTTCTTATGATCCGAATACAGAAGGAAGTAAGCCGGCCCTTATTAGCGTATGGAAGAAGGGAGCGCTGGGAGGCTACAGCGTTATACAGTCTCTTGGATGCGATTATACTTCTTTAGCTGAGATTAAAGAAATCCAGTACGCGCAGAATTATGATACGCTTATTTTCGTACATAAAGACTATAAGCCTATTGAACTTACACGAAACGCGCAGGGAGTTTTTTCTTTATCTGAGATTGAGTTTAATTTTATTCCAGAAGTTGAGCTTGATGATGATTTTGATTTTGTAATGATATGTTCGCGAGGCTTGCCGGTTGAGATCCACACAGGCGAGTTTAGCTATTATGCTATTGTAAACGGTCAGGAGCAGTATATAACAAAGAGTTATCCGGCCTCTTTATCTACTTACTATTGTGTTTCCGGAGGGATCCTTTATAAGTGGGATGGTACACAGTGGGTAAATTATGTAACTGAGATTGAAGTACAAGAGCAATTCAATGAGCAGACACGCTACCCTTCATGCGCTGCTTTTTTTAATAACAGATTATTCTTTGCATCCACAAGAACAAATCCGCAGATGGTATGGGGAAGCGCGGCACCGGACAGCAAAGGCACACGCTACCACGATTTTGCTACATATAAAAAGTATGTAACTGTAAACAAGACTACAAAAGAAGCTGATATGCACATTTTTACTTGTGATATTAGCCCTAGCGACGTATCAGGCGGACATACTACTTTACGTAACGTAACCCAGGACCTTACTACAGGCCTGGCAGAATCTATTACTAAGTATTATATTACCGGCGCTGGCATTCCAGTAGGTACAAAAGTTTTATCGGTAACTGCTAATACTATGGTAATAGATACTGATCAAATTGTATTTCCAGAAATTGTAACTACTACAGAAAGCGACGGCCAGACTGTTACTACTAGTGAGCAGCAGCCTATTGAAAACCTGGCTTGTACTATTCAGTTATGGAGATCTAGCGAAGTTATATCTGCAGATGACTACGACTATTTTGTAGTTGCAAACAATATTACTACTGCAGATTGTTCTATGTTCTTTGAACTTGCCAGCGATCAGAACGACGCTATTAAGTTTTTAAGCTCAAACAGATTTTTAGCAGTGGGTACAGAATCGAGTATATGGAGTATTAATCCGGGAATCAGTGCACTATCTATTAATGCTGTTATGCAGGGCCGCTATGGATCAGACAGCATCCAGGGCCAGGCAGTTGAAACAGCGACAGTATATTTTGCACAGGGAAATAAAGGTATACGTGAGTTTTATTATGACGGACAGAGCGAAGCTTTTAGGACAAATAATATTGCTTTACTTGCGGACCATATATTGCGCGAAAGTGCTGTAGTGGATTTTGACTATATGACAAACCCTTACTCACGGCTGATTATTGTAAGGCAGGACGGCGTTGTAGCCTGCATGCTTTACGATAAAACTAACGGTATTATGGCCTGGAGCAGGCTTATTCACGGTAAAGGAAAGATCCGTAATTGCGCTGTATCACGCGGAGAGGATGAAAACGATCTTGTATTTTTCGTTGTGCAGGAAGGAAGCGGCAATAATGCGCGATATTTTCTGGAGCTTTATGATCTTGGCAATAGCTGCTTTATAGACAGCTGGAAAGTATACGACAGTACAGCGCAGGATCCGGCCGACGGATATACAGACGGCGCTATACTTTGGAATAAAACCCAGAATAAAATTTGCGATTATGACGACATACCTACAGACTTTATCGCAGAAAACGATGAAGTTTATATCGGTTATGATTTTGAAAGTTATATTAAGAGTATGCCGGTAGTAGCCGGAGAGCTTAGCCAGAGAAAGCGCATTGCAAATCTTTATGTACGCTTCTTAGAGAGCTGGCTACCGGTGGTAAAAGTTACCAGTTTGCCGGATGAAAAGTTTACTACTATTACACAGCTTCCATATAGCGGAGTGGGAAAAGTAAACTATCCAGGATCTACAGACCGTGATGTATGCTTTGAACTTGAAGCAAAAGGCGTAAGGCCGGTAAATATTCTAAGCGTAGAAGCGCAGCTTGCATAGGAGGAAACATGTTTAGTAGTTTAATGGTAGGTATTGCAGTTGCAGCAGTTGCGGCCGGAGCTGGATTATTCGGATCATTAATGGATGATGCGCGAGCGCGTGAGCAATCTGCAGCACAAAAAAAATACATTGAAGAAATGTATAAGATTAATAAGGCCCGTGCTGATGAAGAGTTTGCAGCTGCTAGAGATAAGGCTGAACGTGAAGCAATGCAGACAGAACGCCAGGCGGATCTCACTGATAAAAACCTTGACGTTACTGAACAGGGATTATCTAATGATTTTAATGCAGCAATAGATCAGATGTATCTGGGCCAGCAGGCCGATACAATAAGCTGGAATGCACAGGCTATGCAGGTAGGAAGCTCAGAGGGCGCAGCTTATGCTAACCTGGCAGGCAGCGGCGTAAGAGCTGGCAGTAGCTTAAACGATGCTGTACTTATGGAAAGTGCAACTAATGCAGCGCAATTGCAATTTAGCCAGGATGCAAAAAGAAAAAGCGACAATAATAACTTGGCATCCGTGCTTAATAATCTTGCAGGCAACAGATGGAATATACAGCAAAACAGAATCGGCGCGGACATTATGCGCGACGATGCTGCTTATTTACGCAATAGCTTTGCAGAAGGCGGCCATAACTGGAACCTTTATCAGAACTCACTTAAGGCCCTTGAAACTACTACAGACTACAATGTGGCACAGGCTAATTACGAATACGAGCAGCATGCAGGATGGAATGCTTTTGCTAATTCTATGATCGCATTCCACACTATGGGCGCTAAGGGCTTCCAGACTGGCTACAGTATTGCAAATACTTTCCAGAATGCTTCCACCTAAATATGGAGCAGGGACAAATTAATAATATAAGAGGTTGATATGGCAAAGATAACAGATCTTACAAACGCACTTTTAGACAGCGCAAATACTGTAAATAATGTATACGATGACTACTTAAACAAGCAGGCTGCTTTATCTACTCAGACTAAAAATATACAGCTTCAAAATGATATAAACGGTGAGCTTGCACGCATCCGGCAAAATAATAAGTTTGAAGATTGGAATACAGAAATTAATACATTTTTTGAACGTATTAAGGGCGAAATGGGAAATAAGGACAGTCCTTATTATTGCCAGAATAACCTGCAGGCTAAGCAGTTTAATGCAATACTTGATCAGAATCAAGTTAATGTAAGCGATCATGTAAATAAGCTTGTCATTCAAAAGCAGCAAGAAAAAAATATTGTCGACACAGAAAACTCTATAGAGCAGATATTTCAACTGTACACAGGTCAGGAAGCTATAGACAAGGCAAACGAATCTGTAAAGCTGCTTTATGAAACTGGAGCAATAAGCCTGGAGCAATACGATGCGCGTAAAGACAAGATCTACCAGCGGGCTTATATGGATATGCACACAAAAGTTTTTGATGCTTCATTTAATACAGCGCTTGAAAAAGGTAGAAGTAAAGAAGCATTCTGGCAGGATATAAAAAACTCAGTGCCAGAGCTTAAAGCTACAGATACTTACGGCCTTGAAAAGACTATTGATAAAACTGCTATGGACGAGAAACTTAAAAACAAGGCTTATCAATATTATGATGCGCGGCTTAATGATGTACAGCAGGGAAATGCTAACAGGCTTTCAGAAATCTATCAAAAGATGCAGCAGCAGAAATCTGCAGAAGGAAAGTTGAATGTAGCACTTGAAGGCCAGCGCGAAATGAAGGGAATGCTGGGCCTGCAGCTTAGTGAAAATGACAGAGTAAGATACGCAAATTATTTTAAGCTGGAAGAGTATTATGGATCTGGAGCAAGAGGATCAAGCAGTCAGAGAAGAGCTGCTGCTAATAAACTTGACCCAAGTGACCGTATGGAGTTTTATTTTAATGCTATTGAAAACAGCGACGAGACTACTGTATATAACGCAAAAAAAGATCTTGAAGATGATTTAGTATTAGAGTTTAGAGAATATTCTGGAAATCTAAATGCTACTATTGTGGATGTAAAGGAAGCATTTCCGCAGGTAGGTGCATTCTTAAAGAAAGCAAAAGACCGTTTACCGCCAGATCTTAAGGACGTAGTAGGCTTTGCAGAGAATGCTATTAAAGCTACTCTTAATACTAAAGATGATAAAACAAAATATGAAGATGAGTTTAACGGCATAATGGATGCAGTTTATGATATTGTTTTTGATGCTGATATTAAGAATGCTGGACCAGATGCAAAGAAGGAATTGAAGGCCCGTGTAATCCGTGCTATTAATGCTAACCTTGGCGGAGTATTGGAGAAGCAGAAAGATTATAAACAGTATTTTGATGAAGATTATGCAGGCACTAATACTCTTAGCGATTATCGCGAGGGAGTTTTTGAAAGTAAAGAGGCACGTATGGCTAAGGCTATGCAGGAACGTGACGCAAATCCGGATCTTGTTTATACAAAGGATAACGGCGTAGTAGTGCCATTCGCTATGCAAGAAGGACTTTCAAGACTTGAAAACGATGAACGCGACGAGCTTAAGCAGCTTATTAAAGCTCAGACAGGCCGCGATGTAGAAGATGGTGAGATAGGAATGCACTACGAAGGCGACGGAAGAAACGACGTTACAGCAAGAAGAAGATACACCATTGATGGCTGGGATTATCGATTTAGGACAGAAGATGGTAAGCACATTATTCTGGAGAAAAAGAAAAACGGTAAAAGCGGCGGCAACGAGGCAAATGACAATTCAGGCTGGGAGACAGTTAAGACAGTATCACAGCAGAAAGAATACGACTCACCTAAAGCAGTTGCTAAACGTACAGAAAAAGAGGTTACTAGCATCGTAAAGAAAACTAACTGGAAAGATACAAGCATTCCTGCAGAGGGCTTTGCTTATACCGACGATAACGGCAAAAAGCAGAAACTTACTTACACTGATCCGGAAGGAGAAGAAAAAGTAATTAATCAGGCTTACTGGAAACGTTTAAGACCAGCAGAGCAAACACGTATCATTATGGACTGGATGGAAAAAGAGCCAGAGGCTGCGGAGAAATGGCTTAAGAGTATACAGTGAAATTAGCCGTAGTTTATGTCGTATAAAAAATAATCTTATAAAATATCTGATATAGGAGTAATATTTTATGTCAGATATTTTATATTTTAACGGCGACAATGAAACACCAGTACAGGATAATGAGCACTTCAAATCAGAATCAGAATATTGGAGACAGAAAAACGAACGCCGGGCGCAGCTTAATGCGGAATACCAGCAGGACCTTGACCGCTATAGCGTAAATATCTCACAGGAAGATTACAACATTATTAAAGACGCGATCGCAAATGCAGACGTGCCAGAAGATGAGGCATACCGCTGGGCTTGTGCTATGGAGCTTAATAAGCAGTATGACATGCCTCTTAATTATGCTTATCAGAATCTTGAACAGATAAACGCTGCAAAATGGGGAGACCGCTTCACTTTTACACCTAAAACAAACTTTAAGGCTATTGTAGACTCAGGAAAACTTGGCGCAAATACCCTTAAAATGGGCCGGCTTGGTAGCAAAATTATGAAAGCTCAAATGTTCGGAAAGACAGAGTATAACAATTATCTTGCCGGAAAAGTTGAGACTCTTGATGATATGATGGCAGAATATGCAGCCATTGAAAAAGAAAACGAAGGGCTGCAGGATCTTGAAGATAGAAACCTTGCTATAGAAGCCCTAAAGTTTGGAGCGCAGAGTGCACCTTATACAGCTTATGTTGCAGGTGTAGGTTTGCTTGGTGGATTAATTAGCGGCGGCGCCGGAACTGCTGCAGCTTTTGCTGTAAGTATGGATAATGCGGCCGGCTTGGAATATATGAGACTTAGACAGGCTGGAAGCGATATAGGAGACGCTGCAGGCTTTGCTATTTTATCCGGTGGATTGCAGGCACTTGTAGAGACTTCTTTAGGTAACGTTGCCGGCGCACTTGGTAAAAAGAGCCTGGGAGATCTTGCAAGCCAGGCTGTAAAAAATAAGATAACTGGAAACGTATTTAAACGACTTGCTTACGATGGAACTTTCAAAACACTGGCCCTTAAAATGGGTAAAGAATGGGTAAAGGAAAACGCAGAAGAAGGACTTGAAGAAGTCATCCAGGACCTTATTGAAAAAGGTACAGATGCACTTGCTGCAGAACTTGGCGGCTATGAGATTGAGGGCCTTGATGCTCATACCATTGCCCGTGATGCCTGGGAGAATTTTCGCGGCGGCGTAATGGGATCGCTTATCTTAGGACTTGGACCTAGTGTAATTAAGTCAAAAGCAGATATTAAAGAGTTTGTAAATGTAAGAAAACTTGCTGAGGCTATTCCTTCACAGGAGGCTTTTAACAAGTTTACAGATAACTCTACCCTCTGGGAAGGAATGAGCGACGAAGAAAAGAAGAGCGCTCAGAAATCTACCTGGGAAACAGCAAAGGCCCGTGTAGAAGCTACATTGAATGCAGAGGCTAAAAAGATTGCAGAGGGCCGTGATGCTGCAGAAGGCGCGGAAGAAGCACCAGCAGAAAATGAGGACGGAACTACAGAGGCTAATCCGGTTGCACGTGACGAAGCAGGAAGAATTTATACTTCCGACGACGTAAATACAGATGACGCTGGCAACGTAACCGGCGGCACTTTTGTAGTAGGCGATAAAACTAAGAGCGAAAATAACCGATATGGCTATATTAAGTATTCTCAGGATGCAGAAGGTAATATTACTATTGATAACTTCAAAATGACTGAGGGCCGCGACAAGTTACGCGCTGAGGCTTTTGATGAGTTTGCACGCCAGCATCCGGATGTAAATATTGAATGGAATGCTACAGCGCCGGACCTGCAGGACTTTAAGAACGAGCTTATAGATGCTAATCCTAGCGGAAAGAAGAACGGCCTTAACTACTACTCTACTACTGATCTTGATAATGTTGCAGCACGTAAAAGAGTTGCAGAGGAATTGCGCAAGAATATTCACAATGTAAAACGCAATGCTGATGGATCTTATACACAAACAAATCTTAGTAACAAACAGATTGCAGCTGGCGTAACTCTTATTGAATCAGCAGCCCGCCGTATGAATATGGGCCTTAACGAGTATATCAATAAGACTTTTGGTAATCAGATTTTTGGAAGCCGTGAAGAGTTTGCAAGCGTATCACTTGCACAGGGAGAAGATGTAAATAAGAAAGCCGGCGGAATGATCCAGGGAGTTGCGCAGGCTAACTGGCGCGAAGTAGGACAGCAGATTAAAGCCGTTATTTATGCCGGTGAGCATGCAGACTTTTCTACATGGGCGCACGAAATGGCCCATGTATTCCAGAATCAGCTTGACGGACAGCTTAAAACTGATGCGGAAGCTGCTTTTAATGTACAAGGCGGCGACTGGGTAAACTCTACTTATACCTTCAAAGACGGCCGCACTATGTCATCGGCTGAGGCTTTTGCTTATGGCTTCCAGGACTGGCTTGAAACCGGTAAGGCTGAAAATGAACAGATGCGCAATATATTCCAGAAGTTTGCAGAGTTTATTGCAGACTGTTATAACCGCTTGAAGAGTCATCTTGATTTTACACCGGAGATTGAAAGCGTATTTAATCAGCTTTTGGATGGCGACGACACTATTATGTCAAAGGCCCTTAAAGCAGCACAGGAACAGGATAACGAGTATAGAGCTTCACTTAAACGACAGGCAGAAGAAAAGCAGGCCGCTAAGGAAACTGAAAAAGAACAGGCTAAGAAGCAGGCAGAAGCAGCACGCGAGGAAGCAAGCGAAGGTACAGAGTTTGCAGAGGCAGCGCCGACTGCAGAAGAGCTTCTTAATGGAATTGAAGAGGCAGAAAATGAAACAAAGAAAACTACAGAAACAGATAACGCTATTGATAATGCGCTGGAGAATACTAATCTTACTGATGAGCAGAAAGAACAGATTGCAGAAACACTTAAGGACGAAAGCAGCACAGTTGTAGATAAAGCTGAGGCTACTACTGAGGCGGCTGAGAGTGCTTATGATGATATTGATTTATTCCAGAATGAAGGCGCTTTATTGTCGCAGCTTATTGGCGAGCCATCTATAAGACGTATGATAGAAAGCGAGTTTAAAAAGGAAATAGCAGATAATCTTATAGATGCAAAAGAATTGGATGCAGATGTAAAAAGATGGCTGGGCTATACGGATGAACAAAAAGCAGCTTATATTAAAAGTAAAACCGGCTGGGAAAAGAATCCTAAAGGTGAATGGAAATATGAGACAGACGATAGTATTAATACAATTATCGGTGGTAGTGAGACTTTTAGAAATCTTAAGAACGATCCGGATTATTTAAAAAAGAAATTAAATGCAGAGACTATCAGACTTGCAGATGTTTTAGATGCGCCAGTGCTTTATGGAATTGTGCCATTCTTAAGAAGTGTAAATGTAGAGTTTATTAATGATCCTATTGCTTCAAACTCCGACTTAGGACAAACAGGAATTATTATAAATACACATTACTTAGATAAGATTGATGGCGAAAGAGGACTTAAGGGACTTTTAGCAAGAGAGATACAGCACGTTTTACAGGCTATTGAGAGTGCAAAGACTGTAAGTGGTTTTTATGCACAACTAAATGAAAAAAATGCAAAATTAAATGAGCTTTATAGAGTTTACCGTGAGGCTAAAAAGGCAAAACTTGAAAATAAAGAATACAATAAAGATGAAGTATTAAAAACTCTTAATAATGTTAAGTATGATAAGGACGAAATAGAAGCACGTAATGTAGCCCGCCGTGTTTTACTTAAAGCCTGGGAACGCAGTGCAAAAACAATGGAAAGCACTGAGGATGTAAAAAGGCAAAAAGTAAAGCTGTTATCTCAGGAAGAAAACCCGGATTTTATAGAAGCTGTAAACAAGGCACAGGATATTTTATTCCAGGATAAGCTTACTATGTACGGCATTCACAATCTTAGTGAAGAAGCTTTGCGCCACGCTGTAAAAATGGGAGGGCTTGCTAACCCTTCTATGGCCGTTGTAGATACTGAGAAAAACAGCTTTACTAACTTTGGAGAAGTAAGCCTTATTCCTTATAACTTTATGCTGGAGAAAGGCGAAGGCAGCCGGGGAACTTTTGGAGCTGATATTTACAGCCCACGCTATCCAAGTATTGATAAGAGAGTTACAGAGACAGGCCAGAAAAAAGTACACGCAATATTCCACGCTATTGAAGATGAAAACTATAAAAATCAGCTGGAAGAGAAACTTGTACAGAAAATTGAAAACAGCAGCAAACAGTTTGATTATGCTTACTCACCGCTTGTAATGGCTTATCTTGCAGAAAAAGGTAACAAAGACTTTTATAAATATGAAAAGTCAGAATACAGCGACGAAGTAAAGGACCTTATTAAGAGCCTGGGAGCTTCCCCTAATGCAGCTGTAGAGGCAGATAATAAGGTTATTTTAGAGGCATACTCAAAGTATCTTAAGAAAGATTATGCAGAGCAGATAGAAAAACTACAGAATGAACTTGAAGAACTTAAAGCAAAACCAAATGCGCCAGAATGGATAAAGAAATCCAGAGCAAAATCTATTGAGAAAGCACAGGAAGATCTTGATATTGCTAACGAAACTATTAAAGAGCTTGTAGACGAAAAGACAGGACTTTTTAATATAAACGTTGCCGACGACTTCTTATACAGAGTAAAGCACGAAATAGAAAGCGCTGGAAAGATTGACTATAGCGCTTCCGAATATGCAGCCCGTGAGCTTATTGAAAATGATCCGGACTTCTTACAGTGGGCTAAGGATGCTTACGATAGAATTGAAAAGGAAGAGCGCATTTTTAATGGTTTTACACCATCCGGAAACCGCCGTTACCTGGCCCACACTCTTGAAAATGTTTCAAAATATATGAGACAGCAGGAGCTACAGGGAGGCGAAAGCTTCTATTATGGACTGGGAAGTACACGCGCTAAGTTTACACCGAACTTTAAGACATTGAATCAGATTAAAAAGGCCCGCGACAGACTTGTTACAAGCGAAGAGTTTGAGAAGATTAAGAAAGAGTATAACGAGCGCTTTGATAAAATTACTGAGGCTTTAGGTGATAAGTACGATCCAGATGTAGGCGCGGCACGTTTTGAGGAAGCTTTTGAATATGGCAAGAGCGATCCTATTGGCTATATTGAAAAAGAGTATGGAATATCCGTTGATGACGATATGGCACAGGAGATCCTTGATTTTGCTACAGCTTTACGCGTTATGCCTACTGAGTATTTTGAAACCAAGTATACAAGGCCGGTAGAGCTTAATGAGTTTGCAGGCGCTATTATTCCTTCTAACTTGTCTCAGGATCTTAAGGACGAACTTGCCAGCAAGGGCCTTATGATTGAAGAATACAACAAAGAGGCAGATAACCGCGAGGAAGTTACTAAGGCTGCATTGCAGAAGATTAACGAAAAGCGCCGTGTATTATTTCAGAACATAGGAGAATATGGCGCAGAAAATCTTGATGAGGCCGAAGAAGTAACAACAAGAATTGATAATCTTAAGATAGCAAAAAAGATGGAAAAAGCCGGAGAAGATGCTAAAGCCATCCGACTTGCTACTGCATGGGAAAAAGGCGACGACGGAAAATGGCGTTACGAGCTGGATGATAGCAAGATTAAAGTTGAAAGCGACTTTATGCCGGATAAATATTTTCTTAATAAATATCCACGTTTTGCAGAATTACAGCATAGACTTGAAAAAGATCTTAGCGCATACGACGAGTTTACCGATGCAGAAAAAAATGATTATGATTTTTATTCAGAACAGCTTAGCAAGTTTTTAAGAAATCATATTGACTTTACAGGTGGTAAACAAACATGGAAAGAGCCGGTTGAACTTAACGACGTTATGGATGCGCCGGAATTGTTTAAGGCTTACCCGCAGCTTGAAAAGGTTAAGTTTATTGTAAAAAATCTTGAAGCTGGCACACAGGGCCAGTATGACGCAGATACAGATACAATAACACTCTCACCTATGGCCGGAAAAAGTACATTGCTTCACGAAGTACAGCACGCTATACAAGAGATCGAAGGCTTTGCGAAAGGTGGAAGCGAAAGACAGTTTGATGAAATAAGTACAGAGCCATTGCGCGAAAAAGTCTCAGATCTTAATAAAAAAATGTCAGAAGTGCTTACGGAATACGTACCACTTGAGGACTGGCTTGCTATAGACCAGAGTTTATTAGAAAAAAACTTAAATCCAGAAGAATATGTACAGGCGCGTATTGATGCTATTTCAAAATACGATAACGGTGAATATAGAAAGCTTGCAGAAGAGCAGCAGGAAATAATATCACGTATTGAAGAGATAGAAGAAAATGCCTTAGAAGGACAGGTAGAAATTGATGGCAGAACTTACGAGGATGCTTTTGAGGCTTATAAAAGTTTAGCCGGAGAAGTTGAAGCGCGTAATGTTCAGACACGAATGAACTTTACTCCAGAGCAAAGACTTAAGACTTTACTTAAAGAAACAGAAGATGTTGCACCAGAAGATAAGATCATTTTATTCCAAATGGCCTACCACGGATCCGGCGCGGACTTTGATAAGTTTGATACAGAGAATTACGGATTTAGTGGTGAAGGTAGTATGTCTTTTGGCTACGGTACTTATGTTACTGATAACGAAGATATAGCCAGAGATTATGCGGACCGTCAGGTATCACAGAAGTATCAGAATGTAGATGATCCTTATAATGTTCTTAAAACAAATATTATAGCAACAATAATCCATGACACAGAAATAAAAGGTTTTGAAAAAGCCTTAAAAGAACGTATAGAGTTTTTACAGAAAAGAATAGAAAACTCACAAGGATTATATACAGAAGAACAGGTAGAAAATAGTAAGAAAGTTTTAGACGAAATTAAGAATTATACAGAAGAAGATCTTAAGAAACGCCGCTTGTATACTGTAGAAATACCAGACAATGGCTATATTGTATGGGATAAGCCGGTAAGAAAGCAGACTGCTGATAAGATTAAACATGCTTTATTTAATGAAATTACTACTAACCCGGATAGCGCTTATTACAATTATTACAGTAAAACAGACTTGCTGCAGGAACTTGAAAGCGTATTTTCTTATATGGAAGGCCAGCAGCTTTACAGAAATGTAAGCGCATATCTTGAAGGTGATGAGAAGGCATCTAAGTTTTTACATAAAATTGGTTATACTGGTATTAAATACCCAGCCGGTACAATTCATGGTAATGGCCGTGATGCTTATAACTACGTAATCTTTAATGATGACGATGCAAAGATTGTCGATAAACTCTTATTCCAGACTAACGCCGAACTTATGAACGAGGCCCAGGACTTTGATAGCTGGCAGGAGTTTATGGAGTATTGCGAGACTTTCCACGCAGACGACGAAGTAAGCCCTATTCCAGGTGATGCAGATGCACAGTGGTATCAAACATTCTGGGAGACTAGCCGCGGCGTACAGACTGAACAGGAAAAGAACGAGGAAGCAGTAGAAGCTAAGAATAAGAAGGAAGGCGCACTACCTGGCGCTGTAGATGCACTTTTTACTACTATGATAAGAAGTGATCCGCAGATGGTAAACAGCTTCCTGCAGGCTGTAGCAGAGCTTGATGCTATCGACTTAGACAGCGAGGAATGGCAGCAGGCTGAAAGCGCAGAGGATGCTGCACAGCGCGAGCAGATTGAAAAGCTTAAAGACTTTATTGGAATTACTCTTAGCGACTATAACTGGCAGACAGCGCTTAAGCGCATCCAGGGAGGCCATGAGATAAGCGAAGGCTTACGCAAGCGCCTTATCGGAGAAATGACAGACAGCTTTAAGGCCCGCGACTTCCGTGCACTTTATAGCGAAGTTATGAATGATCCGCAGTTTGCTGTAGCCGAAGAGGACAGTATTACAGCTTCACTTAATAAAAAGCTTAAGAAATATCACGATATTGTTAAGCCTACTGATGATATTTCAAGATGGAGTCCAGAGCGCCGTAAGCAGCTTGCAGAACAGCTTGCAAATAGAGAGATTGCAGCTAAGATCAGAAGCGGAAGCCTTAAGCTTGATGATGAGCTGGATGCTTATATTAAGAGTCTTAACAAGCAGATTAAGGAAACTCAGGACCAGTACAACGAGCTTGAAAAGGAAACTAAGGCCGACTATCAGAGAATTGCAGATAAAGAGCGCCGCGACCTTCTTAAGCTGCATGAGCAGTTATTACTTGCCCGCGGAAAATTAAACAGCCGCAATACTGAAATTAACCGCAAGATCGCAAAGGGCCTTAAGATAACAGATAAGTATAGCCGCTTAACTCAGAATCTTAATGCTAACTATGATGAGCTTTTTAGAAAGTATAACGACCTTAGAAATACCATCACAATAAACGCAGAAGTACAGGCAGCACTGGACCGACAGGAGCAAGTTGCAGGATTACGCGACGACTTGAATGCTAAGCAGAAAGAAAAGAATCTTACTGCAGAAGTAAAGAAGATGCGCATACAGCTTGTAAAGCGTACTATGCGCAGAGTGCCATTTAATCGTATTGATTATAATAACGCGCGTACTGTTATTGCTATACAGCGTATGTTAGAGCCTAACCTGCTGGGAGGCGTAAACCGCTTTATAGGAATTGATAGCCCTTATTTACGCGGCGTTATATCTCAAATTGTTACAGATTCAGATTATAAAGAAAAGATCTTGAACTATCTTAGCAAGAACTCTAAGGCAAGCCAGGCTTTTGCAGACTTCAAGAAAAAGCTTACAGAGCTTAAGAGTATTAAGGATTTTGACAGCTGGACCGCAAAAGAGCGTAAGGCTGCTATCCGCTACCTTCCTAAAGAAAACTGGGTAAGAGACTTAAACTTGCTGCAGCTTGCAAAAGAGCGCGAGGAATCTATAGACCTTGATATAGGTATGGAGGAAATTAAGCGCACAGTTTACGACGAAAAGACCGGCGAGCCTAAGACTTACAAGGATGCAGATGGAAACGAGCACAATGTAACTGAGACTGCATTTAAGCTTAAAGCAGATGAAGAAATAGAGCGCTTAGTGCAGGATGCAGTGGGCGCGGATATGTTTGATAAGATCGTAAATATGCCATTCAGTGAATGGACTACAGAAGATCTTGAAACACTTGCACAGCGCATTGACGAGCTTTATACAGAAGGCCGCGACCTTAAGGCCGCTAAGGATGAAGCAAGAAAGAATGAAGCCGCAGCCATCCGCAAGCGCATTGAAGATGCTATTAAGGAAACAGGAATTACTATCAACGACGACGATACGCCGGAAGAAAAAGAACGTAAGCAGAAGCAGATAGATAAGATCCTGGGAATGAGCGACGATCTTAAGGGAACAGAAGCCGGAAAGCCTAAAGGCCTTAAAGCACGCTTAAACAGATTGTTACATTCATATTCTGATATGAACGTATTGCGCTTTGCGCGTATGCTTGACGGCCAGAGCGAAGGCGAAAATGTAAGGCTTCTTTATCGTAAGGAAGATGACTGCTATAACGCTAAACAGCGCAGTATGAACGCCAGAGCAGAAAAGATCTATAAAGTAATGCAGGAAAACGGAATTACAGAAGGAGATCTTGCAGAAACAGTAGAGTTTAATACTATCGGCAGCAAGACAGAGTTTACTGTAGATGAACTTCTTTACTTCCTGGCAGCTGATAAGGATTATGCTGAGGATGAAAAACTGCTGGCAAAAGGTGAAATAGGCCTTGATGCAAACGACGATTATGCAGCTACATCAAGAAACGCTGTTATGTTCGGTAACATGATGAGCGATATGATGAGCCAGGAAGAAAAAGAAAGCTGGCTGCAGCTTGATAAGGAGATGGAAGAAGCGCTGCAGAATGATACTCTTACACAGGAACAGAAAGAGCAGCTTGCTACAGGCCAGCTTGATAAGAAGCCGGGAACTACACGCTATATTGCAGCTTGCCATGCTAAGTGGAATGCTATTTTAGGTTTAGCAAATAACTACTTAAGTACGCATCCACAATACAAGGCACTGATGGAAGCCATTGAGGAAGATTATGCAGAGCAGTACGGCCGCATGAATGAAGTATCTATCAATGAGTTTAATATGCCGGTACACCGTGTTAAGGCTTACGTGCCGCTTGTACGCCGTGAATCAAACGGAGATACAAACGAAAACCAGGTAAAAGAGGACTTGCTGGGCGCAGCCGGTGTAGGTAAACAGTGGGCCGATAGAGGTATGACACAGCGCCGTGTACAGATAAGCCCGCTTAATCAGAAGCCGGTACAGACTGGATTATTCAGAACATGGGGAGACAGCATTGAACGCACTGAGCACTTTATTGCTTATGCACCTTATGTAAGACAGCTTAATGCCATCTACAAGAGCCGCGACGCTTCTTATACAAGACGCTATATTGAATCACGCTATGGAAATGGCGCTATTAAGTATCTTGATGAATACATTAATGAAGTTGCTAACCCTAACGCCGGCCGCATCCGTGAGCGCGGCGCAGAATGGCTTCACGTATTACGAGGAAAGACAGCACCGGCTTATCTTGGATGGAAAGCAAGCGCAATTATTAAACAGGGCTTGACTTCCCCGTGGCCTTATATGCAGTTTGTAAACCCGGCAGAGTATGTAGCTGCAGCAATGAAGTTTACATTTAATCCAGAAATGCGCGAGGCAATTAAAGAGAAATCCGTATTTATGAAGATGCGCCGTATGGATCCGGTAAATGATCTTATTGATGAAATGGCAGACAATGCTAAGACTAAGCTGGACCGCGGATGGAGCAACTTTAGCAAGATCGGTATGCAGGGCCTTGAAATGATCGACTGGGCTTGCGTTGCACCGGGCTGGCTTGCCTGCTATGAAAAGAAATACAACCAGCTGCAGAATGCAAGCAATGCACGTTACGAGGCTAAAATGGCTGAGCTTAAAGAGCGCAACATGTACGCCGAAGTGGGTACAAGTGAATACCTAACCCCACAGCAGATGGAAGCAGAAGCAAAGAAGGAAATGCTGGAGGATATTGAAACAGAGGCAGTACGCTATGCAGATGATTGTACAAGAGCTTGCCAGCCATCTAACCGCGTTACAGATCTTGCACCACTCTTCAAGAATAGCAGCGAGGCTATGAAGGCATTCTTACAATTCCAGACTTCTCTTAATGTTATATGGCAGAATCTACGTTATGACATGCCGTATGCTGTAAAGAATAAGGAGTTTACACGCATTGCAGGTACAGTAATCGGTTATGTTTGCGCCGGCATCTTTATGAACTCAGTTATGGAAGGTATAGGCGGCGACGATGACGACGACGAAACACAGGCTTTAAGAAACCTCATTTACTACTCTACAACACAGTTTACAGACTCTATCCCTATTATGGGTAGTGAAATTACAAACACTATGGACCAGCTTATTACAGGTAAGCGTGGCTTCTACGGAAGCGGCACTGATATGACACCATCCGCAACAAAGCTTTTAAGCGTACTTACTACTGCTAAAAAAGGTAACTGGGAAAAAGCAGCAGAGCTTACAGCTGAGGGAATAGGCCTCTATCTTGGCGCACCGGTAAGCGGCGCTAAGGAGATCAATAAGCTGCTGGGTAAACCGCTTAGCGAAGGAGACGTAAACTTAAAGCGCGGAATTAGTGACGTATACGGCGTTGCAGGTGATATACTCGAAGAATAAGGACGGGCGCGGATGAAAACATACGAGAATAATATGGCTGATCAGGATGTAGTAGTACACAGCCTGAAAGTTTTAACAGATGTAAAAAGCCCTGCTTTATCTCAGTTGAAACGAGATCTTAATACACAGCAGGTAACGTCGCAGGCACTTGCCAGGAAGCAAGAGAAATTTTACAAATCACTTTCCGATGATGGCATTATTAGCCCTATGGAAAAGAAGATTGTACAGCGCGAAATGGAAAGTATTGCCACAAGTTACACCGCTTTGTATCAGCAGGCCGTTGCAGAACACTACGAGCAGGCAGCTTTTTTTCAGGACTATATGGCTACCTATGCTGCTTTGCGAGACTATATTTATTCTGATCTGCATCTTTTTGACAACATGGACGAAGATACAGAAGTAGACCGCGACCAGTTTAACGAGTTTTTTTCTGATTATTACTACTCAGAAAATACTGCTATTGTTTCAATGACAGTAGGCGTTATTACAGAAATGGGCTTTAAGGTCCTTACTTCTTTAGAGGACGAAGGTGAGGACGACCAGGTAGGTATATATCACGGCGCATTGTATCAGTATATAGATCAGCAGTGGAAGCCGATAGACCGCGAGCTTTATTATGGCAAAAGCGAGACTTTACCGCCGGCTATGGAAGGCCGCTACTTTTTGTGTACTAAGAATGTTTTACTTACGGATATTCTTTATGTAAATGATGAGCCGCTTGAAGTGAACGGCGAAGCGCTGGAGCTTGGAAACTATTACGAGAAAGGCGTTATTTACGTTTATGAGAATTACCACTGGCAGGCTAAGGATCCGGAAGAGGATTATAGATATTTAGTTGCTATGGGAGATTATTACGGAGTAAAAGAAGTTTTACCGCCGATTATGAAAAATGAGATAGAAAATGTAGCAAGAGCTGCAGCAGGATCTAATTACTTTGGGCCTGCTATAGTGCCGCCGGTTAATCCGGTTGAAGGAGATTTTTTCTTATACATAGGTGAGACTTCTACACCGGTTGTAGATCATAAGTGGATTAAGTTTGAACTTTATAAATATCATAACAATGACTGGGAATGGCTGGATGAGGCTGAGTTTCAGAATAGAGATTATTTTATGCAGGCTTTGCAGGATATTCTTTATTATGCGCCATCTACATCCGGATATTTTTCTTACGCATTTTGTAATGCTTTTTTTGCTAATCAGGCTTCAATTAATGCACTTTCGACAAAAGTTATATATCTTGATACCGGAGGCGCTGTAAGATCCAGAGAGACAGAATACTCTTACCATTCACAAGGATTATTAATAGATGCAGCCGGCAATATAGATGCTAATGGTAATACACATATAGGAGGCACTTGCAGCATTGATGGTACAACGACTATTGGCGGAAATACAACAATCCAGGGAGTTTGTAATGTAGATAAGTTACACTTTAGCAAATCATATAGCCCTAGCGCAACCGGTTTTGTTAACGGCGATGTATGGATGGTAACTATATGACATATTTATTTACTTATAAAAATGGCAAGAAAGCGCTTGGTATAACTAATAATAATAACGGACTTGCTATAAAAGCTGGTAATAAAA